ATCGCATTTAAGTTCATTTGAATAATCCGGGGTATCTGAATTTATACACCTGACATAACCAATGGAAGTCAACTTGCCATTACTCAAACTTCCCCCGTCAAATTTCAAAATGCAGTTTTCGGGAATAGTGATTTGAGCACCATCCAAATCAAAATCATACCTGATTTCATATATAGTATCAGGCTGATTTATCATTTCCTGCGTAAGTATATTTTTACCGTCTATAATATTCCTGCGCAGAATTTTATATCCCATTCCTATATGCGTTTCAAGATTATAAGCACGGTCGGCAAATTTTAAAACACTTAAGTTTTCCCCTTTGTCTACAGACACAAGGTCTTCGTCATCCGCAAGATTGTTTATTGTACCGCCACCACTTCCGTTAATGAACTGCTTGGTCGATTCAGACAGCATATCAGGGGTAACACGCTGGGAACTGAAATTTGAAATAGCATCGCTTTCAACTTCCTTTATTTTACTGATTGCTTCATCTCTAATGTCAGTCAATTTATCTTCATTTGATTTCCAGTTCTCGATATTTTCAAATACTCCACCTGCAAATTCCCATGTCTCCACAAGTCCGCTATTGTTCAAGAATGACACCTTTAGCCCAACCATTCTTATATCTTCCGGAACTTGAACAATAGCACCTTCTAATGTATATCTATTACTGCCATCAATCCCGGATGAAGGATGATGAATAGAAACATTATACTCGGTTATATAGCTCATATATCCACCTTTTCCGGAACTAATGAAACTCTTTAGGGCGTTAGGGGTGATAGAACCGTTTTCTCTGTCTTCTTGAAATGGAAACTGCTCATTACCCGTCAAAACGTCTCTTTTGGGGAGTTGTCCAATTTGTTGTCCTTTTTCTATTTTCTCTTCCATACTACTATTTATTTTTACTTGTAAGCAATATCGGCTCTTCGTTAGCCAACAATAACGGAGTGCCATCCGACAATAATAAATACTTTCCGTCAGGGGATGGGTTTGGTCCCGGTTTATTATCCTTGATATATGAATACCCTATAGTAAGTATACTGATAGTAGGAATACCGATTGTCGGGATGCTGATGTTGGGGATAGTGATTGGTTTCATAGGCTATCCCTCTTTAATCATTTTGGCTTCTGACACTTTCGTAGCACTTTTTATTGTAATTTCCATACCTGCCGCTATGCCAATAAGACGAAATATCACATTGGAAGGTCCTAAGGCTTGATTGGCATTTGGGGAAAGCGGGATAGGATTCATGCCCTCGATATTGGCAAATACAGTCACCATTCCGCCCTTGTTCTTTATCTGTATGGTAACGGGATTACCGTCACTGACAAACGTTGCGTAATACGCTGTTTTGCCTTCTTCTTTTTGAAATGATAAAACTTCTGCTGCCATGATGTTTACTTTTTAGAGTTTCAATACTTGGTTTCTGTTGCCTTCTCTTCGGTGGCTGACGTGTACCCATGAGAAGTTTTTCTCATCAATAACCTGGTCAAAGGGAAGCTTCAATTCTTGTATAAGATTAAACAGCCTTTTGTTCTCTTTCGGAGTATTTGGCGTACCGACAATATCGGCAGCACACATGTTCATGTGGTCGCTCGTTTTAGAGCCGCCTACTGCTTTATTAAGAGCGGGGCAACGGTATCCGCTTGTCACTGTGATAGGTTTTCCGTAAGCCTCTCTTAACGGGTCGAGGACATTGTCAACCAACGCTTGTGCATTGGGAAGCAGTTCTTGCGGCAATCTGTTGTCTATAGCTTTCTTATCAGCCGTTTCGCTTTTAACCAGTTCTGCAATTGTAAAGTATCTCATGCTATTCCTCCTTTCTAAAATATTTGTCATAAACCACACGAGCCACCCATCCGGCAACAACACCGACACCGAATGATACAACAGTAGTCAGGTTCACCCAAAACGGTGTGTAGTGCATGTAAAGCATAACTCCCACGATGATAGCGATAACAATCGCTGCGATAATCAGTTTCTTTTTCATTTTGTTACTCCTTATTTATTCATGTTATTAAAAAATTCAACCTTAACCTCGTCTATAGCTGTTTTGATATTGGCATAGGCACGTGCATTATTGGCGCCGATAGGATTATAAATTTCCGACTCTATTATATCCGAAAACTTTTTGACCCAATCCGTAGACATAAACTCACTGAGCCTTTTCCCGCGATGAATAAAGTTATCGAGTTCAATACTCCGCTTCTTGATTATGGCATTACAACGCGTTTCTATTTTCCGTCTCGTTTTCTGCTTATCATCAATATTATTCTCATCGCGCACATTGCGGACTAGCCGGCACAGTCTTTCACAATCAAGGTCAAAAAAGTTGTTACAAACCGAATTTATCTGCATTTGAGAAATAGGCTTCAATCCCTCGTTAATATCAGATAGAACCTCATTTTGTGCTTTGGTTTCCACGAGCAAATCATTTATCACCTTTTCCTGTCTGGTTATCACATTATCCACCAAATGTTTGAACCATTTGAATATAAAGAACCACATTACACCGCATATAACCAAAAAGAAACCTGCGGCAACAGCCATCATTCCGAAATCACTAATCCCCTTACTTGTTTGAAGGGCTGCGTTTACAACTTCTGTACTCATCTTATCGTTATTTGTCAATTATTAGTATCTTTGTGTCTCTTATCAAATAAGCGAACTACTGTCATTCCGTTTTGCTCGTGAGAGTAGGACGGGATTTTCATATCTTGCCGTAGTATCTGAACCATGCACCCCATTTACGTTCTTTCAGATAGTTCGGATTATCCTGGTTGAGTTTAGCTTCCATTTCAAATGCGCTCGCACGGTAAGCGTTTTTATTGACCTCTCCGTCCCCAATCTTGTTGTCTGTGAACAAGTGATACACAAAGCTCACAAACCATTCTGCCAAATAAAGAATGTAGTAGAATAGTGGGATAAGGAGCAACCACCATGCACTGACATAGAGTGATAATAATGCGGACGGGATAACCGCTATCTCCATACACTCGAAGAACTGTTTCTGATGTATCCGTTCATGACGTATGATTGTTTCGGATAGTTCTTTCAGCTTCGTAAGGATGAAGCCGAAGAGCATGATTGTTGTGTAGCCGCCAAACAAAATCAGTTTGGCGAGCGGGCTGTCTAAAAAGATTAGTTTCATCATATTTTGTCAAATATTATAAAGGCTGTATAGTACCCAATATTCATAGGAACCATTATCTCAGGAAGAATATTAGTACCTATGGTTTTCGCATAGGATGTAGTCCCTGCCAAACAGGCTATTGTTAAAGAACAAACATCTTCATTGCTCTGTATTTTTATACGTGCGTTTCCGCTGTATTGATACCACTCGATGTGCTGTTTGGGAATGGCAGTAACATCATCATTTCTTGTTAAAGTCAACTCTTTACTGCTAAGATTGGCGATTAATGTGCTCGTTGTATTGTTTGCATCAAAATCCGGTGCAATGGTAATCTCCTTTAATAAATTTGCCACCCCACCACCCAAGATTTCAGTACTACCCACAAACAGCCCAGCCCCAGCCGAACCAACTCTAAGATTACTGTTTTCTTTACTCATAATTGTTGTTTTAATCGGTTACACAATATGCTGTATTGGCATCCTTAGAGCCAATAGCACCGTACTCGGCAGCGGTTTTCTTGGTGAGGGTGGTGAGGTTGTCGGATACAAGAATATCTTCAATAAAAAGTCTATCCTCACTTTTATCGTCATCAAATAAGTTTAATGCTATTGCTATTCGTTTAGAAACAGGTCCCTGAGAAGTATAATAACTAATATTAAATTCTATTTCATATCTTTCTTCATCAGTATAATAAGTATAAACAGAAGAAAGTTCTATACAATTTCTATAGCTTGAGTAACTATGTATATAATATTTAGTATGGTTATTGCAAATATCTATAATCATATTCTTAATAACATCAGTAGAACCAAATATTTTAACAACATGGTCATAAGCTTCTGTACCCCATATATTTTTATTGATAGTTAACAAAGAACCATCGGCAACATCAATAACTTTGCCATAACCGATATTATCCGCATACTCCTTCGTTGCTATATTCGCCACTATTTCCGCAGGGGGGTCAGTAGTTGGACTAACACTTTGGTCGCCTGCTATATATGTACCGGTATGAAGAATAACTTTTGCTTCATGAGAAGCATAAAAGTGATATTTACCACCACCTCGTACAAAAACATAGCATATATCAAAGTGGCTCAAATTACCTAAACCCCTCACAGGGTCTATATCTGCATGAATAAAATCTGATAAGTATATAGTAGTCTTGCTATCACGATTAACGCCCCAAGCATTCGGAGCAAATTCCCAAATTTTACGAGTAGAAAAACCTCTCTCATGTTGAGACCATGACGGTTTTGTACCGCTATCTAATGATACAAGCACTTCTACTCGTATATTCATTCTTTCTCCAGCAGCAATTGTAACCGGATACCACGTATTTTCATCCAACCCGGAGGCGTCAATCTCTGTACGCTGCATCATGTAGCCAACACTACGAGCGCTTGAAATACTGTCATCGACATACTTCTTATCAGAGACTTCCGCCCAATCCCCATTTTTGCGACCGTATGCCTTGCCATCAGTTGGCGCTTCTTCTATGCCGCCAATCTTCCCCTGGCTTACCCATTCACCGTTCACCCATGCGTAGTAATCATAAGTGGCTTCCGTACCTACAGCCATGAACCCGTCAACTGCCGAACCATCGGGAACAGCGGATTTCAAGGCTTCAAGGGTGGCGTATTCACCAGCCACACGGAAAGAGCTTCCCGGTTCACCCTTGCAATAAATATCCGTCCTGTCGAAGCTTTCCGTATCCTTGTTATACACATAGACATAGTGGTCTTTGCCGATGTATGTCGGATTGTTGGCAACCTTTTCGGCATTTAGGGCGGCTGTATTAGCGGCGGTGGCTTTTTCTTCGGCGGTTACAGCAGCATTATTTGCGTTACTGGTCGCTTCCTCGGATTTTTTAATTGCATTAACGACATCCTGATAAGCGGTCTGAATATCTTCCAAGCTAACCTTTACACTGGTCTTGATACCATCTATGATTTTGTAACCAATGGTATATAATCCCTTTAGGCTATCGGCAAGAGGCAACTCTGATATTTTCTTCTTTATTAACGGCATAATGTTATATCAATAAAAAAGCCTTGAGCACAACGTATGGGTACGTTAGCTCAAAGGCTTGTGTATTCTATGCTACTATTCTTAAAAGTCTATTATCAAAGCTCCGTGCATCTTCACACAGTTTATGCAACCACATTGATAATTTTCTAAATAACATACCCATTTCTCTGTTTTTCACAAAATTAGTTCAGAGAAACAGACTTGCCATTTTTTTACATCGCAGATAACGAACAATTGGTAAAAGGTTTGTTATTTGCAGGTTTACAACTCCTCATGCATATGTTTGAATACACTCCAATAAGTATAACCATTCTTTTTAAAGCCAACTATTTCCCCGGAATCCATTCCTACATTAATTGAAAGCGATGAAACCGGATTCAACGCATCACCGTTAGGAGCTATAAGCACGCTGGAATTAGCTGTTTCTAGCCGTATTTGTATAATAACCCTTGTAAACAAGGGTACCACCCAACGAATTACACGTGAATAATCACCTTCAATTTCCGGCAACACTAAATGAGCGCTTTTTGTAATAAGGCTTCCGCTATCAATATCAATACCATTAGATATTTTAAGATATTCGGCATTGAGATGGATAATACCTGATAAATCCACATCAGTACCTATTAATTTACCGTCATGAAGTACCCTGAAAGGAGCTTTTCCCCTATTTGTTTCATTGGCTCCAGCCCATATACGTACATCAGAACCGGAATTTCCCTCACCGGACATACCGGCATTAATACCATCGTCATTACCGATACCGACCAAACCGGAAATAAGACCATTCAAAAACCTGATACGTCCGGCTATCTCATTCGTTACCAAATCAAAATAAGTCTTACCATCAGAAGAAACTATCTTATCCGTAGTTATTCGTCCGGGCAATATCTCCGTAAATCCGTACAAAGTGGCAAAGCTTCTCTCCTCGTTATTCTCACTGTTAAGGATACCGACAAGCAGATGATAATATCCGTCTATCTGTTCCAACGCAATAGCAGTTTCACTCAAAAGGAATATCCCTGATTGGTTATCCTTACTACACTTGGCATATAAATAGAATTTCTTTTCCGGATTGACAAGTGAGGGGGAATTGTATTCCGCCATATCCCAATACTTGTAATCACCGGCTGCATGAGCATTGGATAAGGTCTTAATCCCTAATGTCATGTGCTGGATGATACCTGCCGGAACGTTCAGAACCTTTGTACTCGGATTATAACTAATATCATGGTTGACTACCACCGGGTCGGTCTTGGAGTTCACGAAACGGAACTGGAGGCTTTCATCACCAACGAGCATCTGCATCGTGGCAACCGTTATCGGGTTGATTGCACCGGAAAAGTTTAGCAGGCTGTCGGCAATCATTTCCATTGTCTCCTTTGCATCACGATAGTAACGCTTGGTGAATTGAAGTGCCTTCTTGTGGTTCTCCTCAACCTGCACCTCGTTCGTTTCTATCTTATTAAGTTCACTGGCAACGGATGTACCTACCGGAGTGTTGGACAGTTCTATTTCGGGGCTGTACGGGTTATTTACAAACCGTTTGATACCTACCATACGGATAAGAGAGCCTTCGGGATGGAACTGATTGTCCGTAAAGTTCACGAAACCACCCAATACGATTTTACCGCCAACCTGTAACCAACGTTTCTTTGCCCAAATGCCATCCAATGTACCAGTAAAAGTGAACATCTTGTTTTCATGTTCGTAGAGATACTTGACGGCTTCCCGGAACACATCCCATGATGCGCCCGTTCTTGTAGCATTGTCACTGATATAGGCTTCGGGCAACTGGATACCGAACACTGCGTATTTGTCGCCAACTTCCGGCATCCATACGCCACCGTCCGGCATGGTGATACCGTCTATCTCCTGCGGGATTATCTCGAATTTACGCCCTACATGGGTGTACCTCACTTCAAATTCTTTACCGGAAAGCATGCCGGACTGAAAGATAACAGTCATCTTCTCACCCTCGATAAGACAATCCTTAAAATTGAGGTTATCGGGAATATCATTATCGTAAAAATCATAGAAATGCTTCTTCGTATCTACTGTTCTAACCTCACTAACCTTTCCCACGCGTGACGGGTAAATCTCTGTGCAATCCAGGCTATCCTCTTTGGCAGTGGTTAGCTCATGGTCGGCACGCATAACGGCCGTACCGTATTCGTCAGTCTTATAAGTTCGGGAGATAGCAGCGTTGAAACCGTCCTCTCCATCGAAGTGCGTACCGTCATAACGAATGGTCTGTGATTTGGGCATCAGCAATTCTTTCGCACCGTATTTTGAATAATCTATGTTTCTATCAGTCGTTTCTACAAGGATAATTTCAGGCGGAATGTCACCGCTTTCCCGTCCTACACCAGTTTTAAAGCCATGTCCTTTACCATAAGAAAGAGTAAGGGGATTATCCTTGTTGTATTCGACTTTCTTTAGGTGTACAGTCTTTGTATGAACACCCTCTATAACAGCTTCCGTAATCTGATATTCTGTTTCATAAATTTCTGCCAGTTGGCTTAAACCGTCCAAGCAATAGGTATGGTTGTAGTTAATCAGCTTTTCCGTACCATCTATACAGTCACCGATTACCCAGCCCGAAGAACGCCTGTTCAGATTATCGACAATTAGTTTGAGGTGTTCTTTAGGTTTGGCGGTATAAGGGAACTTGATACGGTTGTCTACCGTATTGCGTATCTTCCAAAGTTCCGTATCGGCTTTCGAGGTTTCAAGGATAAGCGTATAGTCGTAGTTCCTTTCTCCGTTCTTCTTGAAATTGCTGTCTTTCTTCAAGGAATAACGCTTGCCGTAGAACTCACACCATGAACCTACAGGGACATTCAGATAGCCCGGATAAGAGAAATACAGTGTAAGTGCATCTTCGCCCATTACAGCTTCATAGGAATAACTATTATCATCCGTCAGAAGCTCGATTGTTTCATTGCCGTTATGTAAAGTAATCATATTCTAATCTCCTAAATCAATAAAATATTTTTCATCTTCGGTTACTATAAGCTCCCCTGCTTCCGAAGCAAGCAAATATTCGGTATTTCCAAGTCGAAAGCTGGTAAATACAAGAGTTAGAGTAAACGCCCACCATATACCATCAATAGGATTAAAGCTGTCAGTTTTGCAGCTTTTGTAATAACATGGATAGTTTTCATTCCATTCGTCAACATAAAACATGCGCTCCGCGTCTTTATACTCGTATCCTTCGGCATCGGTCTTGGTGGATAGCCTAGTGAGGTCATACAAAAGAGCGTCACGGTTCCGCCAAAACGTATCGAAGTCCGGTGCACGCATTAAACATTTAAGGTTCACATCTTTCGTCTGGAACTTCACGTATTCACCGTCGTAGACAGCGCCATCCCGAGACTTGAAGTTCCGCAAGAAGTTCTTCTTCACAACCGGGGTTTTGAATATCTCCGCATTACTGCCTTTGAGAACGAGCACACCATAAGCGGACAAGTCCATATTATCTAGCTCGTAGCCTTTCGGTAGCGGAATGCTATTCACTGGTTCTTGATAAACATAACCATACGGACGCGGAAAGTCATTAACAAAAGTAAACTTGGAACGTTCGGTGTTACTATACATCTCAAAACTGTTCTGCGAGGATAACCTCAATCTAAATGTACGTCCCAACTGCGGAAAGTTGAAATCATGGTAGCCCATATCAGACAACAGGACTACGAAGTCATTATACCCCCACTCCGAAAAGAAGCCGAATTCAAGCGTGACGTCTTTCGTGTCAAGATGCATTTCCGAAAGGTCGAACTCTTTTCCATCCTCTTCCGGCCAATCGTTGCTGTCCGGGGTTTTAGAGGGTGAAAACGCTACCAATTCACCGTAATTACCCTGCATAGTGGCGACACCCAATTCAGTAAAGATGTTCTTATTGTCTATATAAAGTTGTCCTTTCATCGTTTAAGTGTTAACCCTTTAGTGTTTAATGTGTCAATACCGTTTTTCACGGCATACATGTATTCCCTCATTTCTACAAGATTAGACGTATAGTTATCAATGTTTGCCAAGTGGTTAAGAGCATCCCTGCTTTGGCTTTCAATTGCTTTAGCCGTTCTTTCTATATCCGTAGTTAATGAAATACCGGAAGAGGCATAGTTCAAAAGGCTGTCAATGCCATTAGCCATACGGTTGGCATTTTCGTTGATGGAGTATGTATGCCCTTGCATAACAGCCAACCGACCGTTGTTCTCGTCTACCGAATCTTGCGAAGCCGTAGCAATTCCCTTCTGTGAAGCTTCACGGGTGGAATCTGATTGCCAGCCAAAATCTTGCATCAGTTTATCACGTTCCGCAAGCAGGCTATTTGTAAGATTCTGTTGCATATTACGAAGTGCTTGTGCCTCGTCAGAAGTTATCCCATCTTTTCCATACTCAGCCCATGAATCATATAGTCTTTGAATTTGTTCTTTATATTTATTTGCAAGAAGAGACTGAAATATGGCTTTTTGAAGATGTTGCTCGAAATTATCGGCAAAATCCTCGTTGGTACTATCCAAATCAGAAAGTAAATCTGCATAACCACTTTTAAACTCATCGAAGCCTATTCCAGTAATAGCCTCTTTTTCTTTTTGTGCAATCTCGGTAAGTTGTTCTCCATAATCTACAATATTCTGCAAATAAGTAACAAAATCCTTGTTGACGGTATCAAGTACAGAAACCAGTTTTTCATCGGAAAGTATCTTTTCTATCTGTTCGGAAGACAAATCCCACAACTGATATTCCGCTGTAATCTTTTGCCCGACTAAACCTGAAATTCGTTGATAGTCCTCTTTGGACAATCTGTCATTTATACGGTATCCCAATGAGTGGGAACCGACACTTGCCCCGCTGGATGCAAGCTGCTTGATTAGTTGCCTTTGCCTGCTTATCTGGATATTTACAAGCTGTTCGGCTTCTTCTGCCGCTTTTATCGCCTCCGTTCCATAGTCGATGTCAATATAATCCATCTTCTTGGTTATAAGCTCATCCCAAATAGATATGAGATTTTCATATTGAGCTTTCATCTTTTCATAGCCGGAGTAGTCAGCGCCACCGAATCCTAACAATCCAGCTATTGTATTCCTAATTCCGGTTAAGACTCCAACACTTCCAGTTATGGCGGAGAACGGCTTGGTTAAATCAATACTTTCAAGAGCATTCATAGTCTGCCCAATGCCGTTCAATGTTTCAGCTACAGCTTCAGGTACTGCAACACCAAAATTCCCAAGCATGTCCACTATTTGGTTTCCAGCATTGACAATTTCCATACCTTGAGAGCCTATTGCATTTGCAGCCTTTGTTAATTTAGCTAGAACACCTTGCCTATCAGATTGAGCTTTAGAGAGTTTTTTTTCTGCTTCTTCTTGTGAAAGTAATTTTTTTACAAGTTTACCGGTTTCATCTTGGTACACTCCTGTTATCACTTCTCCTCCAGACATAACTAAGTTCAACTCGTTTTGGGCTTTTTTAACAGCATTTTGCGCTGTATTGTATTCAGACAAACCGGAATAAAGCTCTTTAAAAGGAGAACGCTTAGCTATTTTAAAGTCAATATTTTTCAAGGCATCTTGTAGTTCCTTTAAATCTTCTGGTCGCAAATCCTTTGCAGCAGCATTAATGTAATCTTTTAGTTTATCACGGAGAGATTTTAAAGCATCAGTTGTCTGCATATCTAAATCCCCAAACACATCAGCAAAATCAATTGATTTTTTAAATTCGGAAAAATCTAGTTCTCTCAATTGAGCTTCAAGATCTTTTTTCAAAGACTCTCTTTCTCCTTTCGTTAGAGAACTATCTATTTTTGCTGCATATTCTTTGGTTATAGCTTCTTTTTTCTTTTGATAATCACCATATTTTATGAGATATTCATTCCATGCGCTTTCCTGCTCTCGCATTAAATCGTCCTTTTGCCTGCTACTTACATATCCGATGATAGAATCAAAAGCAGAGCTGATATTAGAAGTATCTACTGCGGAAGCGTCAAAGGTTTTTGTTTTATATCCTTTGTTCTGTTTAGCTTTCAATTTCTCCAGCTCATCAAAAACCTTTTTTTGAGCATCTATTTCCGCACGAATAGCATCTTCTTTCTGCCGTTGCAAGTTTTGGATTTCTTTCTTGTTATCCAAATCACGCTGTGCCTTGACCTTTTGATAACCATCAGCCATGGCGCTAATACGAGCCTGCGCAATCTGATACTCCAAATCCTCAGCTTTTCGCCTACGCTCCAATGCGTACTTGCTTTCAAGTCCTAATATCTTATCTTGTTGGGATGTTAATGCGTTGATATTTCTACTACCAGCGCCTTTGTCACTATCATCCCCTTTATTAAATGTCAAATCAATAGCGGAAATACTATTAGCAAGTTCTTGACTTTGCTTGTTTAGTTGATACAATTCTGTCCTCAATTTAGCCGCGTCATTCTCCATACTATGTATTTTCCCTAATTGAGCACCGATGTTTATTTGAGCGGCAGAATATAAATCCGGCATTGCCTCTCGGTCTATTTTATCCCGCTCTGCTATTAATTCCTTTAGTTTTTTCTGTGCTTCTTCATATCCTTCGTATGCTTTATCTATTTGCTCTTCAAGGTCAATAGCCTTATTCCTGTTTTCTGCAATTCGGTTTTCTACTGCCCTTGCTTGTGCAGCTCTTAAAATAGAAGCAGCTAAATTTTCATAACTTTGTTGCGCTGTTCCATTTTTTATAGCCTCTGCATCTAAATTCTTGAAATAATCCGGATATGCCTTTTGTAACGCTGCAACAGCTTTATTGCGTTCATCTTGTCCCCTTGCAACATCTGTGGCTGCTTTATACAATAAATTAAGCCGTGTAATATCTTGCTGTGCATCCTTTGTACCTTTATTTACCATCTCATTAAAAACTTTGGTAGCATCGGACAAATCATTTGTAACTTTTTTAGTATTAATCAATCCATCAAGATAATTGAATATCTCTTTCCCATAAGCAGTGAGCAAAGTTATACCTACAACCAAAGCGGTATTCAATGAAAACACACCGGAAATTATCTGTTTCCAAACGGGAGTAACTTTCTGGATTTCTGTATTGCCTTTTTTTAGCTCTTCGATATATGCGGCGTATTCTTTTCTTGCCTTTTGGACTTCATCAAAGAAAATCGGAAGATTGTTACTGATTGCCAAGAAGAACATATTGACGCCCATCGTTGCGGCAGGAAGTTCTCTTGCTATCTGCTGGATTGACATACCAAGTCCATTAAATGCAGAAGAATAGTTGCCGACATTTCTTTGAAAACGACCGGATGCTTGTTCAGCCTCGTTTAATTCAGTTTGAATAACTCTAATTTGAGCAAGAAGTTCTTTGCCCGAATTGCCGGAACGCTTTATTCTCCCCATATTATCATAGAGATTAAGCATAAGTGACAACTGCTTACGCAATTGAGTTATACTTCCTTCTTCTGAGTTATTCTGTATGATTTGTTCTTTTTGGGCTTTTATATTTGCCCGAACTGCTTCTTCTTCCCTCTTCCGTACGGCTACTTGTTGTTCTACTTGACGCAATATGTTATATCCTTTGTCGCCCACCTTTTCTGTATCATTGAGAGCTGCAAAGTCAGACTTCAATTTTTTTATTTCAGCATCAGCTTCTTTTACAGCTTGCGTATTTGCGACAATCCATTTATTTGTGGATTGTAAGGCCTGAGTTTCTTCATGCACTGCCTTAACGGTATTGTCAGATTTCAAAACTTCCTCATAGGCTTTCTTCATCAATGCGTACTTCTTCATGTACTTATCAAGTTCTTTCGTAGCCTTGTCTAACTGCCTTTCGAGACTCTTCATGGTATTTCCACTATTTGGCTTACCTGCCAAAGCCATCATATCAGCCTTAAGCCCCTTTATTTCTGTGCGCAACTTAACAATCTTATCTAATTCAATATCTGCGCTAAATTTTAACCCAGCCATAACCAATTATTTTTTCATGAACACTTTACTTAATTCTTCTGATAGTTTAATTCGTGCACTATCGTCAACATCAAAACCTTTTGCGCTTACGAAGCTCGCATAATGCATCCCATCAGCAAATACTACACCGTCTTGGGGATGATTGCCGTAAATCAACATACTTTCCGTCTGCTCTTTCGCTTCTCCATGGGCACCGTCAGCCGGTACATACATATCGACAATCTTCCCATTCCGAAAGACGACAGCTCCCGGAGCATTCCGCAAGTTCCATGTATGATTTTGATATGTTCTTTTATTACTTATATTAGAAGTCTTTTGAGTATCAACAGCGCTATGAGCAGCATTAATCATAGCAGTAGAGACTTCGTTCTCTATTTCTTCTATAAATTCATCTAAACCGGAAGCATCTACTTTTATATTCATAACCGATATTTTCTTGTAAAGGTATCGCCATACCTGCTTTTTGCCTAAAAAATCAAGGACGCAGAACAAACAATTAGAGAAAGGTTTGTTATTTACTAAAAAACATCAAATTAACAAGAAAAAACGCCGCGACCTTGCAAGTACAATAATAAGTACTTATATTTGTACTAAATAATAAAAGCAAGAAGTCTATGAGAACAGCAAATTATTCTGAATTGAGAAACAACCTTAAACACTATCTCGATGGTGTGATAAATGATAGTGAGCCGTTGCTGGTGCACCGTGCCGGCAATGAAAGCGTTGTTGTCATATCTTTAGATGAATACAACTCCATTAAAGAAACTGAATATATAATGAAATCTCCGGCAACGATGGAAGCTATCAGAAAAGGGGAAGAAGATATTAAGAATGGAAATTGCGTTTCTCAACATGAGGGAGAAAATATGTCAGACTTTTTAAATCGGGTTGTATGTACAAAATAACACTTTCCGCACAAGCAAAAGAAGAATACCAATATTTTGTACGAAGCGGTAATAAGGCTATAATAAATAAAATATTGTCACTGCTTGAAGATATTGCCAAACACCCTTATACCGGAATAGGCAAACCGGAATCTCTGAAATATGATTTGTCCGGCAAATGGTCTCGGCGTATAAATTCGGAACATCGCATTATCTATTCAGTTAATGATGAAATAATCACGGTTTATGTGCTCTCTATTAGGTACCATTATAGCAAAAAATAAAGCCCCAATCTTTCAATGGGGCTTTATTCATTTTTCCATAAACTCTTTTAATCTGTATAGCCTATCAATTGCCGGATTATAAAATGCATCCGGATAGTGTTGCTTGATGTCGTTGATATTTGCCCGAATATACAGAGATGTATCGTATATATGTTCGGATTCCGATAATATTACTTCCTTTGGCAATTGTACGGTTTCTGCCCAATTCATGATTGCTTTAACACTTTCTTCGTCATATGCGTATTTGCCTTCTTGTGCCATATAAGATTATTTTTTGGGGCAAAGATAACCTTTTCTCTTTAATCATTCATCAAACTTCCGGTTCTTAAACATTTCTGCATCGGAAACCTCTTGCAAAACTTCGCCAAAAACAGTATGAAGTTTATCTTTCTGCATAATGATTAAATTACGATACGGTATTCGGAACACAACATCATCATATGACAGATGCAGATTTTCCATGAACGTTGCAATCTGTCCAAGCAGGCAGGTATTACCTGCTACTTCTGTTTTGCTGTCAGATTTTGCACGTTCTTCGCTAAAATTGACAGCTTGTAAAAATTTTCAGCAGAAATTAAAGAAAAAGCGATTTCTAATCCTTCCACAATTTCATTAAATGTGCCTTTTAATAATTCATCAAAAAGGCTATCGTTTCCTTTTATAAACCAAGACAAAGCATGTGCCGCATTATCCATATCTTTTAATGAAACAAGTATATCATGCAGCGTATTACATTCGGGGAAATTTGCTAAGTAATACCCTGCGCCTGCTATCCTATGAATAGTAGGCGGTGATATGATATATGATTTGTTATTGACGACAATTGTCTTAAAGTCAGAGCCAATAATAGAGCTATTTACTATTTTCGCAGCATTCATTATTAATATATTAAACAGGGGTGCAATTTACACTACACCCCTTTGGTTTCATAGAAATTTATTTAAATGGTAGGTTTGCTCTTGACAGGCGCTTCTGCTGACATCAAGGCGGCAGTTTCCACTTTTTCCCCATCAAACAAATAGTCACTCTTCACATTATCATTAGGATTTTCCATCGCAACAGCAGTAACTCCCAAGCCAATGTTTTTTTCGGCCATTGTTCCTTTGGCGATAACCGCAGCATTTGTAAAGACTACATAATTGCCTGTTTTTGTCTGCCCTACAATTCCCTTATTCACAATTCCCGGAGTATCTGATGCCGACCAGCCCGCATCCGTATCAACCTTTTCGCCACCTTGCAAATCAATCTTATCGTCAAATGTATATTCGCCCATTGTGAATGTAATGGTTTTTGCCCCCTTTTGAGTTACATCACGATAATAAATATTACCCGAAAGTTCGTTGATGTAATCAGTGTAGGTTGGGTCATCCTCTGTGTACTGCCAAGTATCTTGGTGTGAGTTTTTAACTTGTGTGGCAGACTCAAGCCACGTCTTTAATGATGCTTTAGTTACGGCTTCAGTAAACACATTACCGTACCATATCTTTTTAATTCCGATAAATGGTTTCATAATCTTCTCAATTTATGTTTAATACTTCAAATAATAATTTTACATTAACAAAATGACAATTTAAATCTGTATCTTCCTCTATCCCATGGCTCTCAACAGAATATTGATACCATGAACCCTTATAATATCCTACGGAATCCAAAGTCTCAACAGCCAACTGTTCAAGTTCGTTAAGCCTTTTGAGATTGGCATTCTGCTTATAATCCGGGACACAGAAATTAACTTCAATAAATCCTCTGTTCCAATAGGTATCAGATGTTTGGCGCTTAGAAAGAACAACAATACGCTCCGTATCTACTTTCTTTTTAGGGAAAGACCAGCTACGATATAAAGGCAGACCAAAAACTTTGCAATCATTATATACTATGATACCGGCATCTGATGATGTAATCATATCCAAACCTCCGAATAATTAAAATAATTACAACTCTTAGGGTTGCGTGCGATACCTTCCGCTTTCACTGTCTCTCCAAACAAACAGCGAATATTGCTACCTTCTTTTAAGCCACGACCTTCATAGACTATATGATAATGCGACATATACATATCTCCATTGTCTGACTTTAATTCTTGGGTGTTATCATCGTCGCACCGGCAAACACCTATAGTTTCCCACGTATTATTTTCCGGCTTTACAATAACTTGTCCGTTAGAGTCATACTCAGGTTCTTCTTCTGCCAATACTTGTAATATGTGAGGAGAAAAATACATTACCATATATCAGATACATCTTTAATCACACTCAGACCGACAATTGCAGCAGTTTCCTCATTCAAGTCTATGCCATATTTCTTTAACAGAAGTTTAATATGGGTCTTGATTGAATCAACGCTCCAGGATGCAGAAAATCCACTTTCACCAACTGAGGTAGGATGGAGAATATTTTTCTCAATAAAACCATCAATTAATGTTCCTATTAACTTTTTATCCTCAGAAGAAGCTTCCTTGCCTGCATTAAGCCCAAAATCTAATGCAAAATCAGAAGCCCCTACATCGGACATTTCACCGATGTAGGAAAATCTCTGCTTTATGTAGCCTGCAATTGTCATTATGCCTCTACTGTCAAAGAATAGATACCGTTAATCTCAGTAATGATAGGAAGTGATAATGACTGCGCCTTTGTGAACTCAACTCCATTGGAATTGTCTGTTTCACCCTTACCCCACTGAGAAATCCGAATTCTTCCATAATTGGAATAGGTTACACCAGGTTCTTGTCTCAATTCATTGTCTGCATAGGCATTTTTGATAACCCCTAACTTTCCAGCCGGGACAAATACCAAGTTCTTGTCATTCCAGGGGGAATACTCACTTAATGTTCCGTTGTTTTGAATTCGGGTGATACGTCTGATTGGTTCAAAGATAGGGAAGCTATTCTGACGCATGAACTCGTTCATATTTGACAACAACAGCGGAGTAGAAGATTTATCTGTACCAAAAACAACCTGTTTCATCTTCTTATTTCTAAGAATATATGATAAGCGTTTGGGAGAGAGAAGAATTTTATCAAGTGTCACCTTCTCTTGAGAGGCGTCCAATATCATTTGAATGTCTTCAAAACAGTCCACATTGTTTTGATTATCGTCATTCCAATTCAAAGTTGCCGATGCTATATTCTCAGCAGGCATTTTGTGGTCTATAGCACCACGGACGCCACCCTCTGGATTGTTTTTCTCATCAAATGTAAAAACTCCTTTGTTAGACAAGGCGCCCAAGAATATAATATCCAGTTTAGACTGAACAGAATTTACAACTTTCCCGACATTATTCCACATCAGATTAATGAGTTGTTGCGTTTTCTGCTCATCCGTCAGCATACGAGAATCAAGTATTTGAAGGACTTTTCTGTACTCTTCAATCGGCATAGAATAACTCATCTGATGGGTCAGCACTTTTTGCTTTAATGTTTCCAAACCGTCCGTTCCCATAATAGGCTCTTTTCCCTTAGAATCCAAAGTCGCAGCAGCCACACTCAAATTGTACTGCCCAATCAACTCTTCAAAGTTCAGCCCAATCGTAGGAGTATCCCAATCCAAATATTTCTCATAGATGTTTTGGTCGAACAATCTTTTACGTAACTCCGATGCCGTGTCTATGCGAACTTGCACTTGTTTTGTAAGTTCGCCAAAAATAGAACTATAAAATAATCCTGCCATAATTTACCTCCTTATTGTCTAATATACTTGATAGACGGGTTATTTTTCATGCTATATCCCACCAGCCAATCCTTTGGCATTGGATAAGCCACATCCTTCAAAATTAATACCTCATATCCTGCGGACACTGTTTGAAAGGACATGTTTTTCGTAAATACAAAGTCTGTTTCAACAACCGCATCTGGCAAATCTTCCCCAATACCAAGTACAGCTCCCGCAACAGCCGTTTCTGCGGCCGCATCCAATGTTAGCACATCATAGTCCGCGTTACTTGAATCAATAGAATTTATTGTCTGCCCGCCTACGGTTTCAGACTTAACAGCAAAACTTCCTTTTTTAATCCGCGGTTTGGTTGTGGTACCGCCATTGATAACTTCCACTGCTTTGCAAATCTTACACTCCATTTTTGCAAAATCAAGTTTTATAGGAGTGCCTTTTTTAACTAAAGTGCCTTCCGGTAAATCTGTTGTAAGTTTGAAGTCTCCCGGAAGAACGCCGCACTCACCTCTCCAAAAAACGGGGAAATTCCCTTTGACCTTTTCTTTTTCAAATGTAATAGCCATAACTTCATTTTTTAATTAGCGTCCGGCAATTTTTCAGCCCATTCTTTAGCCAGTTCTTTGCCCTGGTCTTTAGGTGTAGACAAGGAGAATGCCGAACTTTTATCCTCCAAGCCTTTTGCGACCTCATTCTGTCTCACTTTAGAAAGATAGTCTGTAATCGCCACCTCGTCCATATCATCGGAGATAGCAAATCCTTCTTCTATTCTCTCTTTCGAGATTTTGAGTTCTTTTGCTTTTGAAAGAATCAGATTGTTTCTTGCGGCACGCGCTTGTTCTGCTTTTGCATTTTGATTTTCAGTCATAAGTTTACTGATTTTATCTTCCTGCTCTTGCTTGTACCTTGTAAACCACTCTGGTTCCTCATTGGTTGGTTGCTGTTGGTCGCCCCCATCACCTTTTGCTTTCAGTTCTTCCAATTTCTTCTTGTAGGCTGCACCTTCTGTACGCAGCCTATCAAAATTACTTTGGTAAGATTTCAGCATTGATTCTTGCCCCTTTACTATAGTTGCAAGGTTATCATCGGTTATTAATCCCATAGCGTCAAGCGATGATGCTACTGATTGAAGAATCTCATCAGACAAACCCAGCTTTGAAAAATCCTGTTTAAGCTGATTGAATATTTTTTCTTTCATACTTAATTATTTTAAATTCAGGATAAAAGTAGATATTAGTAAAAGATGGGAGAAATTTATAAAGGCTCTAAAACGAACAATTGGCAAAAGGTTTGTTATTTTATAAAAAAGGGGATGTTATTCCCCTTTCTGTTTATTCACAGCTTGACGCTCATCTAATATTCGTTGTATTTCTTCCTGCCGATTATCAGTAACCGCAAGCATATTAACCGCTTGCTCAAGTGAAATAATTCCATCCTGATAAGCCTTCCCTACTGCTGCCCACTTCCCTTGAACATCCTCATTAAACGGCTCAGAAAATTCATGTTCTATATTCAATTTTTCTAATTTTTCTCTAAGTTGGATATGGGTAACATTTTTCATAATGGCAAGAATAAGATTTTTTTCTCTATCAACCAATATATCATATATTTCCTTTAAATTATCCCTCTTAATGAAGCCCAATATCATAGCCCGTTTCAATGCCTCTCCGGATAAAGTGCCAAGCCCTTTCATGTTTTCAAAAGAAAAATCAGGAGTAAACGAATCGAAAAGAATCGAAGAATTCAAATCCGCTTTTTCACTCTCTTTCATGGAAGAATATTCTGGTGGAGTCATATAATCAATCAGGCTATTATCTTTATTTGTCAGTTGTATAACCTGACCTACAGTATCAGGATCAGCCAAAGATTTAATAACATCTGTAGTAGCCTTTATCTTAGGGTCTGCAAAATAATTATTTGTATCAGCAGCTTTAGAATCAATCATTTCCTCCCGGTCGCATCTTCTTTCAGTGCCCGCCCAGGATTTATCTTGGCGATAATAAATCACATTGATTTTCCCGGTAGGGTTTTCAACTGGAGTCACATTCCATCCGATATTAGCCCGCTTACATCGAAATATAAAATTTGGAGTTTGTATATCAAAATGTTCTATTGTCCTATCTCCCTCTTTCAAGAAGTAACCATAACCAAAAGCTATCATGTTTTCATATTGGTCAAACAAAGGTCTCAGGGTATAGCCTTTTGATTTGGATATAACGAGCACCTTTACGGCGGGCTTCCCACCATCATTATAAATATGATACACTTTAGCACTTTCGGTTTCAGCCCCCGCCAATCTTTTAGCTTGCCGCATGGTAGTATTAAACCTTGTATCTTTTAAAAACTGCATATAAGCATCAAAAGCTTCATCCTTACCCTCCATGTCTAAAGAAGGCTTCCATGATATAGGATTTCCCAACAAAAAGAACAACTCCACCTCATTTATGTACACTTGTCGGCGCCGGGGAAGTTTTTCAACTTTATAGGGCTGTCTGTTCTTTCTCGGCTTATCGGGACGCTTCATTACATCATGAAGTTCTGGAGTATATTCCTTTATGGCATCAGATACGTACGTATCACGATTTTGCATAACAGATTGTACACGGGAAATATCTTTATTTTGAATAAGTTTCATCAAATCTCGTTCAACCCCTACAGCGTTTAGGGTCTTGTTACGGATAACATTGAATATTGCTTCTATAAAATTCATATCATCAATTTTAGTATAGTCCTAAATCATCTTTATCATATTGCTTAGAAAGTAAAACTTTCCCCATTATCTTGCCAATTGTCCAGTAACGGGCAGCGTCAATCAAATGGTTATAAGCATCAATAGGTGCGTTTATAAACTTGCCATCCTTGTTTTGTTCATATACATAATTTTTCAGTTCCTTAATGAGATTAACAGAACGCTTAGTCACGCAAAGCCTATATTCCATCATCTTAAACAGACCGCCCATGACTGAACCTTTGTACTTATCCGCTGGATAAATCACAATACCTGCATTAGAAATCTCTTGAATAAGTCTCGGATCTGCACTATCTGCATATACAAATAATCCTAAAGGCTTCAACACATCTATTATTTCACTTGTTAACATGTGGGTTTGATAACACAATTCATCAAGATACATGCAATCGTCTACTATACCACATCTTACCACCGCTGTAGGGTCAGCGCTATATCCAAAATCCAATCCAGCCCCAACATGTTTAGCGTAAGTAGGAAATTCATCCACTATTTCAAAATCCGGGAATACAAGTCCTTCTGCCATAGCTTGCAATCCCAAACCATACACAGTCCATAGCACTTTATTCTTATGCTGGAGAGACTCTATCTCGTCTATAATAGTTTGCTCCAAAAAAGGATTGTCCTTATAAGTAGAGATAAAATGAAAAGTCCGCGAATCTTTATTCAAATCACATAACCAATGCTCATCTGAAAAAGATGGATTATAATCTATAACTGAAAAATCAGTAGTACGCATCACCAGTTGTTGCCATTCGAGGAAAGATATTTCATTGCCTTCGTTACAATACAGAATATTACGTTTTCTTCCTCGTATCTTTTGCTCATCGTCAGTTGAGAAAAATTCACAGAACGAACCATTAGGAAACGTGTATACCATATCAGATTTATTCATGCAGCGATTATCCCACATTCGGAATTTGTCTTGCATTATCTCCTTAAAATCCCGAAATACAGACCCCTTTAACGACGGTAGCGTCTTGCGCACAACAGAAAGAGAGGTTTTAGGATGTTGGAGTATATATGCTAAAAGATATATCAATATATTATACGTTTTTGAGCTTCTTGAGCTTCCTTGTGCAGATACAACCTTGTATCCTGATTTTATCGCACTATCAACCGTAGCATATATTTTAGTCGTTTGTATCAGCATCTACAACGTCCCCCCTTTTGTCTATTATCTGAATTGTTATAGAATCATTTTTATCTTCCTTTACAACATCTTTCTGTTCAGTTGCATCCCAACCCAGCAATTTTGCCAATTTCTCTATTGCATCAATCTTATTATACAATTTCAGTTCATAACCTTTATCTGTACTCTTTACGGAAAGAATAGCTCTTTGAATGCCAATAGGCAAGGCGGATACATCCTTTACCACTATGGTAGTAAACATCTCATTAGACTTGATTTCAAGGGCGTCTACAATATTCGCCCTTGCAATATCTGCCAAAATTCCTACCGCTTCATCTTTTGTAATATCTGACCGGCGCCGCATTTCAGAACTCAACTCACTTATCCTTAGGGCAACCTTAGGGTTATTAGCTAATCTGGACGCCTCTACCCAAATCGCATTATCTGATTTCCCTTTGCATGAATAAGCACGACGATAAGCATCGGAAGCATTGCCGCTTTCGAGGTAATAATTACAAAAATTTTCTTGCTTAATTGAAAGTCTCATCCTATTATTCTTCTTTATATATTTTCAAAGATAGACCATTGCGTAAAATGAGAAAAGCAAATGTCTTGCCGATAACAAACAATCTGAAAAAGGTTTG